AATGCTTCTCTTAATGAATAGTAATCTCTTCCTGTGTAATCAATTGATACTGGGATACTTGATACTGGGGTTATGCTCATAGCAACTCCTCATAGATTGGATTAGCACCATCAATGAGGGCCACACCAACGACGGTGCTTACTACTTCGTTGTTTGGCAATGCATATACAACTTCAATTGTTAACACCCTTGTATATTCATCTACAGTTACAGTTGTTTTATCAAGTCTTAATAAAGCAAGTTGTGTAATAAACGCTTTATTTACCTCAGTTTTAACTTGAGACATTGCTGATGATTCGGTATCAAATAAAGAAAAAGGAATAAGAGTTCCAAATCCTGAACGCATTACACGCTCACGCACAGTGGTTCCTAAGACAGACCTAACTCTATCTGTCCATATTTTAGATTGCTCTGAGGTTGAAGATACATTTCCATAAGAATCAATTGAAAATGGAAGAGACAATGCTTTTTCAGCCATTATTTACCGCTCCATCTTCTAGGCGTTATCTTGTATCCAGCACCTGTTTGTTTAACCATTTTTGCAGCAGAACTTAGTTTAGTAGATGTTGGCTTTCCCGTGTTGTTTGTAGCCACCTCATGTTTTATATTTCTTACAGGAACAGTTCCCGCAGAAGATGGTCTAAAGGCAGTAGGTTTGTTATTTCCAGTACCATCTGCTAAACAAGTGAATTCAACTTCATACCTGCCATCACCCACCATAACATGTTGGGCTTTATTTATAATCCAAAAACCATCACTTTGTGCTCCAGTTCCAGAAACTTCAATCGTCCTCCAAGGAGCAATTCGGGGATCTCCTTGACCAATACCATTAGCCGAAATTCCAAAACGTCCAAGTTGCGCTCTTGCATCGGCTAATGATTTAGCCATAGCGTTGCTTTCAATAACTGTACGTGTTTCTATACTAGAAAAAAGAGGATCTTTTGTTGTCTTTCTTAATTTTTTTCCAACTTTATTTGCCGAAGATTTAACAGAATACGTTTTTCCAGTTACAGGGTCTATACCACTCACCACTGGAGTTGTTCTTGAGTAATCATTTGACTCTAAAAAATCACCAATTTTTGGTTCAAAAAACTCTAATGTTGGACCAACCATTTTGCTTGAAGGATGTTCTAAAGGAGTTGTAAAAGCCATACTTGGAATAGTTGTCATAAATTGATCAATCATTTTATCTATAGGATGAAAGTGAAGTTCGGTACCAACTACTTGTATACCATAACCAATACGTGTTGCAAGTTCATTTAATTTTTCCCAATAAGAATGACCAGCCAAAGATTGTTGAGTAAATCTAATTGAACTTGGAGTAACTTTTGGATTTAATTTAAATTTTGTAGCAATATCAATTGCAATTTCACTGGCTGTTTTATTTATCCAAATTTTAGATGCACGTTCTTTTAAGGGGTAGGAAGCACCTACGCATAAAATTTTTACGCTTCTATCAAATTGTTGAGAAACAACGTGTGAAACATTTACTGTATAACCAGTAAACCTTCCAGATACTTTGTCGTTTTTCCAAGTTATCTCTACTGGCACACCCGTCTTTATTGCATCAAAATAAGCACTATTAAATAGTGGATACCGTAGTTCTACTATATCGTGTTTTCCCATTTCTTGATAAATAGTTATAGATCTTACTGTTCCAGTTATACTAGGAAAATCTGGGTAAGAAACTTTAAAAGAATTATGAAGTCTGTCTTGTAAATGAGGGTCACGCATTTGGAATCCTTAATTGTGTTCCTGGAGTTATGCTAAAAGGATCTAAAATTTCAGGATTAATGTCCATAATTTCCCACCACATAGATGGATTTCCTAAATATTTAGTTGCTAAATTATCTAAACGGTCTGTCTCTACCCAATTATAATAAAAATAAGATTGAACATAGGTAGACCAATTTCTTAAAACAACAAGATCATATTGTTGTTTTCTGGGATTCCACGTCTTAGTAAGAGTGCCATCTACATACCTGCTATCTAAAAATATCATTAGTATCCTTATCTAGACATAGAGTCATCGTTGAAACGGGAACAAGTAACGTTTAAATAAGAAAGAATAGGAACCATTCGATCGTTAAATAGTGCATGAGTTACATCTAAAGAACTTATACGAACTAGATATCTAAGGCTGCTACCCAAGTGCAGTTGCACCGCAACACCCTGTAACCAACCAAAGTCTGCTGTACGTCCAGGTAAAAGCACACTGTTAAAGGTTGAGTTTATTCCCATAATTGTTCTAAATAAGTATTCCAAGTCATACATGGTTCCTTTTCTATAAATTTCTGCTAATTCATCATTTTCAGTTCTACCTGCTGGTTTTTCCCAAGTTGGATAAGGACTTTTTAATCCTGGAATTAATCCATTAGAATCTAAATAATTCATATCTAAAGTTCTATTTAATAGTAAAGAAAAAGATATACGACTATTTTGTAGAGCCTGAGTAAAGGCATTTCCACCAGCATCAAGACCTGCTCTTACACCTTCCCAGTTCATTCCCTCTGCAACTCCCCATCCCATAGAAACTTCTGTAGGATTATATAAAAATTTAAATCCATAAAGATTTGGATCATAAGAGTTACCAGAAGAAGCAACGTTGTTTGCATAATTAGAAGCAGTTGCTCTGTCCATTTGAATAACACCTTTAGCCCCAAAATTATTAGACCAAGCATCTTCTCCTTGACCAAAATTTCCAGGAGCATTTGCTACACCTGCAATTTGTTCTTGAGGACCGAGTGAATTAAAATAAGCATATTTAACCATCGGAGCATTGTAGTAATAACCTCCTTTTGGAGGTGGCGGCCCATCATTCCCATTTAAATTTGCAGCACTTGCTGCTGCTTTAATTGTTGCTGCATTTAATTTTGCATTACTAATTATTTTGGCTGCTTGTTTTTTAGCCTGTGCTATTTGTTGAGAAATTTTTTGTTGAGTTGACACCTTTAACGCAGCAGCAGCGGCTTGTTCTTTTGCTAATGCTGAACTCTTTGCATTGTTTGTTACTACTAAAGATGGAAGTCCAAAAAATACAGATCCTGGTCTTGAATATTTTCCTGGGCCGCTATTTTCAGACATTACTTACTCCCCATTGCTGATAGGTCTTTATCTTGCATTAATAACTCTTTAATTCTTTTAGCAAATGCAGTTGCTTCAGCCTCAGAGGCTTTGGCAATTGTAAGATTAATATTTACAGTTTTTGATCCACCACTTATACTTGCTCCAGAAGTATCTCTTGCGCCTTGAAAAGTTCCCCAAGGAGATGCTGCAACAGCGGCTAAAACAGCAGATGAACTCTTTCCTTCTTTTAATGCTGATAGAACTTGACCGTAGTTACCATTTTGAAGTGTCTTAACTGTTGCATCTAATCCTTGATCTTTTGAAAGGTAGGATTGAACCCCAACAGAGTTCATTGAAGTAGAACCAGGGGCTACTTGAGTGGTATTTAATGGATTATAATTAGCAGAATTTTTTCCAAGACCAGTGGCTTTACCGCCACCGCCGCCTTCAAACTTCATCCAAGTTGTAAGTGCTGCAAGATTTTCTGCTGTTACTGGCGCACCAACTCGTTTAAGGATATCAGTTGCAAATTGTTTTTCATTAGCATTACCTTCTATAGGAGATGGCAATTTATTTTGATCTATAACTTTATTTCCAACTTTTACAGGATTTACTACACCCATAGTCGCACCTGCAATAGCACCTGCTACTGCACCTCCAGGTCCCATACCAGCAAATCCAGTTGCAGCACCTTCTCCTATATCAAATGCTTGATTACCAACTTTACGGACCGTATCTGAAACTGGTAATTTATTTAAAAGATTCTGCGCTGCTTCAAGACCAGAATAAGTTAAACCAGCAAGACCTGCTTTTTTTGCAAGTGCTGCAGCCCCTGATTTAGCAGTTGCTTCTACGGCAACTTTTCCGCCTTTACCAACTACTCCAAATTTTTGAAGTGCTTTATAACCTAAAGCAGTTATGCCTATGGTTTTTGCAGTGTCTATTAATTCCTTTCCTGATTTACCTAAAGATGTTCCAGTAAGGCCATCAATATAACCTTTAAGTTGAAGAATGTAACTTGGAGTTTTTTCTAATGCCGCATTAAAAGCAACAACAGCATCAACTGATTTGCTATAGCCTGCAAGCATGTCATTTGTTACTGTATCTGCAAGTTTGGCATCTGCTGAATTTTTTTCATAAAGTTTTGCTGCTGGATTATTTGCACCAGTCTCTTTTAATAAACTTGGTTTTTCTCCTTGACTAATTTGAGAAAGCATAGGACGCATTAATTCTTGAGTTGCTTGACTAAACCCAAGATCATTCATAACTCTATTTAATGAACCCTCACGTAAAGAAAATTCTTGTTGTGCTGTTGTTAATTTTTTAGTTCCATATACTTTACGATAAATCTGTGTTGCAATATCATCCATTGTTCTGGCTTTACCAGTTTTTACATCAAGAGTACTAATTCCATATTGATAAAGATTTGCACTCATATCACCAGTATGCAATCCACCAATAGCCATTGCCGCAGTTGCGTTTGGCATGTTGTAACCAAGAGCCGCACCCTTTACTTCTCGCATTGATTGCAAGAAGTTTGCTCCACCACTTAATCCATATCCAAGACTAAGAACATTTGCTGCTGCAACATCTTCTCCAGAACCTGTAATACCTCCGTCAATAGCACTGAAGGATGCAGCAGTTAAAGCACTTCTATTCATTCCTGGCATACGTCGTGTTGCATTGTAAAAACCAGCAGAACGAGACATTATGGTTGACATATCTGGTAAACCAGCATATGCAGCAGATGCAACGCCTAAACCAGCCTGTACTCCAACTGTTCCTGATAATCCTATCTTAGAAACTAACCACGGCATCTGCCCGCCGCTTCCAGAACTACCCGTACCATTACTAAACTGAGCATTAGATACGCCTAATCCCATGTTGGTGCCCTGTCCAACACCAGAAGATAAAATATTTTTAACGCCTGAAAGAGTTCCGCCAACTAATCCCTTTACACGTCTTAAAGATTGTTCGAGTTGATCCATCTCTTTATTGATGGATTTAAGTCCTTTTGTGGCACCCGAAAGGTCTTTTAATGGATCGTTATTCGCCATTTAAATTCCTTCCTACTCTTATTTTGGCAACTTCTAACCAATTTAATCTTTCTCTTTTAGACATACTTTTTATGTCTTCTAGAGACCAACCTTTATACGTCTGTGTTAATGCCGACCATTCATAAAATAGTTGACCATAACTTGTATTACTAGAATTGAAATAAGGATCCTAAATTAATAGGAACCAGTACCTCACTTCCTGTTTCTGGGTCTGTAACAATTACGTCTTCAAATTGAGGACCAGGTGCTCTTTTATTAATTGCTTCAATAATTGTTCTGCGGTCAATAACACTTAGTGCTTGAACTTGAGCGGCACTGTACACTGGAGCAGAATCAATTTGAGTAACTGTTCCTTCTAGTACAATTGTGCTTAATTCTGCAGATGTTTTGTCCATGTTATCAATCATTTTCTTTTGAACAATTCCATCTGGAAGACGAACAGTAAATTGACTTTTTTTACCTTTAACAGTAAACATACGATCATTTAATGGATCAGTAAGAATTTTGTTTTTAATATCGGCAGTTATATCAACCTCTACTAATTTTTCTTCATTGTCTACAAACACTGG